TGAGCGTAACATTTGCCATATTGAATGGAACAGGGGTTCTTTCCATAATTGTTTCGCTGCTGTTTTCTACCTCAGAATCATAATCTGGATTAGGAACTTCCTTTTCAATATACTGCCTTGCCGGAATCTCAATTTGTGCTGCATACTTTTCACCAAGCTGGCCAGAAGTAATCATCCCATTCTTTGCAATGCAAATGTCAACACATTCATCATTATCTCTCTCCAACTTTTCGCAATTGAGCATCAGCTCATCAGCAAATGTAATCTTATTCTTCGATACACTGTACTCAATTTTCTTTCCAACATTTACCTCTACGACTTTCATCTGTCATACCTCCTTAATTCTCTGCAGGCTTCGCCTGTCTTTTGGGCTACGCAATCCGCCATATCCCTTTGTGCTTTGGTTGCATGTTCCGGATTGATACCATAATCCCGAAGGGTTCTGTTTGTTTCAGCTTTTCTTTCGTCACTATGAATAATGATATTTGCCACTACACCGTACCTCCTCCCTGTACAAAGCAGCGAACAGTCACGCTTTTAGCACTGCCTGTAAAAGCAATCTTAAAGCCATTCACCTGCTTATCATAGACAACCACATCGCCAACATTTACAGGATTGCCTTGTACTTCTGTGATAACCCTGTAATCCAATGTGCTACGCATATTCGCAAGCGCCACAGTCTTAACAGAATTATTAAAATAGAAATCCTTTGTGTTGGTCAATGTAACTTCAAGTTCCTCACCATCAACAGACTCTACGCTTTGCTGAGTATGCTTTACATTCTCTAACAAAAGAGCCAACATAAGTGAGTTGTTATGAATGCCCTGCTCCATGTGATTGAAGTGTTCGGCATCCATTGGAGTTCCCTCCTGGATAATCTCGTCCGAATTTTTGTCCTTTACTTCGTCAAGCCACTGTTCTGGTGTGTATGAGCCAGTTCTGTTGCCTTCCAAATATTCTGGTAATACATTCATCCCTATTCATCTCCTTTCTCGTAAATTGGAAATTCAAATTTAGCTAACACACCCTGATTTGCCGTCCTTTTAACGGCAACTTCCAGTCCTCCACAAATGCGACCGGTAATGTCCCAAAGGCGAATTCCGGTAATTGTGTGGGCTGTCTTGGGAGTGGTGAGCAAACTTACAATAAAAACAATCTTGTTGCCTGTGATTTTCTTACTATTGATTTTGGCATCATACCAATTTCCATTTACTTGGTACTGGAATTTATAAATAGAGCTCATCCATTCCTGCCGTCTTCTGTCGAGAAAATCTTTTTCCCAGAATCCCATCTTGCTACCTCCTATTCTTTATTTCCACAGCTTCTGGTTCCACATCGTCTGATGGTAGCCGAAGCAATGAATACATTTACATCTGCCTCTGTTTCTGATGATGAAACAGCAAGCGTTTTATATGCTTTACCAGCTTTGTGCTCTGGCGAAGCATATATCTCGGTTGATGTTCCAAGCATTATATTTTCCTCAGCTTGTATGCCGCTCTGAACATCCACGGATAAAGAATCAGCCAGCACTCCACCGCCAGATGTTTGACGGCCAGAAGCTGGCATGTTGTATTTCTGTAAATATGTGCTTCCATCGATAAGAATATCTTTCGGAATTATCATTCCCTTCTTTGCCTTATTTGGCTTCAATCCTGCCACACTTTGTCCAGACTGCAGAAAGTCTACGATTTGTAGGTTGCTGTCAATCTCAATTTCTATATCCTTTTTAAGCAATTGTCCAAGTGTCGCATTATATGCAGTTCCGCCTATCCGAATTGTACCTGTTTTGCTTGATTCAAAAGCTGCTATCAAAGCATTCACATCCTGTTCACAGCGAACTTCAATAATAGTTCCAAGTGTTGCTCTCTTTGGGTGTGTGCCGCAAACAATAGTGTTGCATCTCGGTACGTCATAGGATGATATCCAAAAATTAAAGGCTACCTCAACGATAGCCTTGATATAATACTCAAATTCAATTCTGACACCTGCCGGCTTTACCATCGGAACTTCACCCAATGTTACAACTTTTCCGCCTGGTGTAAGAAATGGCATTGTGAGGATAATCACAGCAGGAAGTGCTGGATCTTCTCTGTAATAAATCGGAGATACATCCCATAATAATGCCAATCCATCCATAAGGTCATGGTAGGTACATTCATTTGTATTAACCAGCATCTGATACTTTAAGAACTGGCGGTACCTCTCATCGCTAATAACAGGATCCTCAACATCAATACCTGCAAGAACACCAGCTTCTTTTCGTGTAAGTGTCACAATATCTCCGACCATATCCAAATTCATACCAACAGCACTATCTAAATCTGTCTCTGTATCAAGCTGTTCGAATACCTTATATAAGTCCTCTAATTGCTTTGCGAACACCGAAATAAGGGCTTCTATATATTTCTTTCCTTGAAACTGTTGCGGTAAATCATCCAACCATTTATCAAGAATGTCCACTATACACCACCTCAATTCTCGTATCTGCAACCACAATCTTCTGTCTGCTTTCAACATTTATATTTACCTTTGTGTATTCATCGCTGGTCGGAATACGCTCTTTGTCTTTTGTGGCAGCACATTTAATATCTACATAAGTTACACCGCCCACTGCCGAATAAATCCCATCATTGAATGTCTGTGACAACATATTGTCACCTGCCTGTAATTTGGAAGCATCTTTGACAATTGAATTTATCGCAAAGTTTGCATAATTTGTAGGAAGATATGCTTTGTCTGCATCTAATGTAACTTTCATCCAGACATAAATGTATTCCGGTCTATTGAAACTTACAGGAATGGAGTCTCCATACTCTGTTGCAACATTAACAGTAATAGAGCCAAACGTCTGAATACCAGCAGCTTTTTTATCCAGAATAATACTTGCGATACTTGTTTCATCTCCGCCATCTACTATTATTTCAACGCTATGCGGAGGTCTTCCTTCCTCGTCTGTATCATCCGTATTGTTCTCATATCCTGTTGCACTTTCTACATTCGGAACATTATTTATTAACTGAGAACAAATACTGTCTATCATCCTTGTAGAGCGAATAGCCGATTTTGCCAAATATGAATGTCGAAGTTCTACATCCGTTTCCTGTAACCTTCCGTATGTAGGTGCAATCAAATTCTCAACAGCATTGAACCCGCTAATATTTGTAATCATGATTGTTATCGTTCCGTTAGGAAATATAAGTTTTCCATAATCTATAGTTGCAAAATCAGCAAGTGTTGTAACGCTTGCTGTTGTTAAATTGTCAGAAAGCACAAGTATTCCACTCCTTGATGCCGATTCACTGATCACATCCAATGTAATATTGCTTTCATTCACAGATACCTTATATCCATCTGGATTTACAGCTTTACTCAGGCCTTCAATGATTGATAATTCATCATCGGACACACTTGTAAAACTGTACTGAACACCGTTTATTGATACAGAATATATAGCCCCTGTAATAGGAGCTGATACCCTTATTGATACCTTGTTGAAAGATTCCCTCGTTATAACAAATTCTGAAACAGCCGCCAGTTTAGCTTGTGGTGCTGTATTTGTCGCAACTGTAGCTCCCTGTCTTACAATCGTTCCATCATCGCCTGTACAATGCAATGTGTAATAACTGTATTTATTAGGGCTTCGTCGAATGCCACCGTACTGCACAGCATTATCAAGGCTTACTCCTTCAGCTGTAGACGGATATTTTGCATAATAACTGGCCTGTGCCACTTCCCAAAGCTCGGAAATTTGTCCGCCGTATGTTGTTATTAGTACATTCAGAAATGATTGAGGATCCAATCTGGTGTTAAATCCAAATTTTCCAGAAAGTTCTGAATGAAGTTCCTCCAATATTTCATCCAATCTTTTAATCTCAAATCCTTTATCTGTAATTCCATATTCAGCCACCAATCTTCACCTCTTCCTTATATGTTTTTTCATCTGTAACAGCTTCGTATCGGATTACTGCCGACCTTTTTAAGCTATCAATTTCTATAGATACGTCATTAACTTCCGTAATTTCGTCTACATTGAAAATTTGTTCTTCTACCAATTCTTTAATCTGGTCTATATCTGGATTTTTCACAAAAAGATATTCAAAATACGGAACACCAGCTTCATCATCCCATCTCCATTCTTGAAAAAACCACTTTAGCCGAATTTTTATCTTTTGGCGAACAGAATTGGCAAGGACAATGTCTGTTCCCTTGAATGCCAAGTCACCATTACTGTCAAGCAATATATCCACTTCCTCGCCTCCTTCTTTATTTTGCCTTTGATGTGTCTCCGTGCACACCTGCATGTGTATGATTTTTCAGAGATATATTTCCAGCTTTTACATCGCCACTCACAATTAAATTTCCTGCGATTTCCACATTGTCTTTATTCACCGACACCTTTGTCGAACCATTCTGCAATATCAAACTCTTTTTACTGCAAGCCTCCCTCAAAGCAGCGTTGCCCTTATTGGACAATCCGGGGATTGCTATGGCACTTGTCAAGTCAAACCGAATATCGTTTTCTGATTCGCCGCCACCTATCCATGCATCCAATTCCTGTTCTGAAATGATTAGCAAGCAATCCATACCAACTGTTATTGGAAAGGCAATATAAATGTCATTCACCTGACTTTGAGGAATAATGACCGGTACTTCCGTTACTGTTGGGTATGCCATTTTTCTTCCAGAATCAGTAGTGTATGTTCCATAAGGTTTTACAGTTGCAAATCCTGTTCCTGCATTAAATGCCGTTATTTTTCCAGGAATCGCAGTATGCATTTCTTCCATTACCGACCTTGCAGCCTTTTCGACCTGTTCTACAAATTCTTGTAACATTATTTCACCTCCAAAAGCTGTGCTGTGCATATCCAATCACCTTCCAGATTGTCTCCGTCAATCGTCAGCTTGTAAACTCTAAAATATCCACGCACTTTGTCGCTTTCCAATCTTATATAATCATTCACTCCAATCGCTCCATTCAAAAAATATTTCACTTCATAGCCTATCTGACTATTGCTTTTTCCGTTGCTCGAATCGTCGCTTTCGGAGGATATAGTTATTCGCTTAGGCACCTCTAAAAGTCCCGTATCGGTACTTAAAAGATACGCCCTAGTTGTTATAGCCTCATTTGGTTTCCTTATCTGTAAAACCGAATTCTGAATAGACCATTTAAGACCACATGTCTTACATAGCTTTTTCAAAGCTGTTTTAGCTGCTCCTACATAGCTAAATCCATGCGGTAAGGTTTTGAATTTGCAACCTTTTGAATACACAACCGACACACCCATTTCTCCTGCAATTTGGTCAAATACCTCCTTGCTGTTAACTTTTCCAGAGCGAGAAATGGATATATATGTATCTCTCAAAGCAACCCTTCCGTCGACAACTTCTATTTCCGTCATTCTGTCTGCCCCATCCATTTCAGTTGACGATGTAACTACATTTCCTGCTAGAATCAATGCAATGTGATTGGCATATCCCGCCTGTAATTCAATTGTGCAATCTTTCGTGTCGAGGATGCTGAGATTGGCAGGGGATAAATTCCATATTTGTACCTTGGCTGTATTGGCAGTTTCTGATGTCGATTTTTCAATGCTAAAACTTATATGCAATGCATGCGGATTCTCGGTTGAAGTTTGACCGATTTGAAATCCGTTATGCCCCATTTTTCCAGCCTTCATAAGATATCTTCTGATAAAATTTTCCTGTGCCATTTTAATCCTCCCATTCATCCCAAGGTATAAAAACAAATTCTGCGGTTCCATTATTGAAAGATTCCCTTGTAAGTCTTGTTTCTTCACTAATTGCACCAAATATTCCATCTGGCAATAATGTGAAATTCATAAAATGTGTCAGTGGGAAATTAGGCACAATCTTGGTCGGAGAAATAATAGGATTTTCGTCTGTGTCTGATAATCCAAAGCTCCAAAAATCTCCTGTTCCATTGTATGTAAAGCGGATAAGATACTCTTTTTCTGCAATCGTCACCGACGATACACTATCGTTCATATCCGGAACTGTAATATATAGCATTTACCCACCTCCTACAAAAATCCTGTTTTTTTCCCGATGTTATATAATATAGAGCCCTTCTTTCCACCACTCGACTTGCCAGAGCCTCCGGATTTATTAGAGCCTCCAGATTTGCTTGTCGAAGAACTCGAAGATTTTGAACTACTGGATGACGTTGTCGCTTTTCCTGCACTCTTCTTCGATTCTCCACTCTGCAAAATATATTTAGGTATGTAAACCGTTTTTCTTTTGGTTATATACACTTTCTTTAATGAAAACTGTATCTGTCGTGCGTACCCAATTTCCGAACTATGAGAAATTGACATTGATGTGATTCCCATACTGGTATATATCTTGTCTGTAGTGACAACCTTTACCAATTTTCTCTGAAAATACAATTTCTCAAACTTCTCACATATCTTCTTGGTTCTGCCCGCAGAAGGGCTATGCCCTTTGCGATTTCTCCATGTAGCTGGGCTATCACTTATATATAGAGTGATGCTCAACTGAATAGGTTTTAATATAATTGTGTCTGATACATTGTAACCATTTTCAACAGGATACTCAGGAATGTCAGCAGAATAGTTGATATCCTCGCTGATAAGAGCATCCCCTTCTATTCCGGCAATGCTAACCGGTTTTAGATTTCTTGCCATTCCTTTTCACCTACCTTGCATATGCCAGCCCTTTAGCCATATAGCTTGTGGCATCCTGTGCCGACTGTTTCATGCCCTTCGATACATTCTGTTGTGCCTGTACATCACTGCCAGAGTAAGAATTATTGAAGGTATTGTTCTGTGTCACATTTGTCGTATTACTTGTGTTATTTACTGCACTTCCAGTTGCTGTTGCAGCTGAAGCTGTAGCTCCTTTCATAAGGGTTGATATGCCGCCTGCAAGCCCTTTAACTTTGTCAAGAACAGTGTCCTCGTTTGAACTGATACCTTCGGCTAGTCCACCCATAAAATCAGGCATCCAGCTCTCATAATCTGTTAATGGACCTTCATCCGGAACTGAGAAATGCAGAAACGATTTGATTTTATCTCCAATGCCTTTCACAGCATCCACAATCCCCTGCACACCAGACATAATTCCGCTCTTCAAGCCACCTATGAAATCTGCACCCCATTGAATAGCTTTTGACGGAAGGCTTGTTATAAAGCTGATTGCCGCATTAAAACCATCAACAATGGCAGTCTTGATATTCCCAACAGCACCTTTAATTCCACTCACTATATTATTAAATGTGGAACTTACGGAATTAGCTATGTTTGAAAAAATACTGCTGAAAAAGTTGTATATGGACTGCAATACTGAAACTATCGTGTTATAAGCAGAATTTATTGCATTTGAAATAGTGCTTGTTATTGTATTCCATATTCCTGTCAAGAAAGAAACTATTCCATTCCATATTCCAGAGAAAAATGCACTTATTGCACCCCAAATTGCGTTCCAAAGTGCCTGCAAAGCACCTAATCCAATAGTCAGAACTGTTGATATTGTGTTCCATGCCTGCTGTAAGAAAGCTACAATCATATCCCATATTCCAGAGAATATCTGTTTGATAGCCTCCCATGCTCCAGACCAGTTTCCTGTGAATACAGAACTTATAAAATTCGCAAGTCCTTTTATTACTTCAAGGAATCCATTTATAAATTGTCCGCAGTTGTCCCACAGTCCTTTAAACCATGCAAGTATTGTAGAACCCCACGCATTCCAAAATGTCTGGATCCATCCAAATACAGTTTCTATTACAGTCGCAATAGCATTGAATACAGCACTTCCGGCTTCATATAAAGCATCCCAAACCGCTGACAAAGCATCGAGAATAGCTTGCCATACTGACAATAGTTTATCCTTTGTGCTTGTTGTAGAACCATCAATACTATCTTCTGTTCCACCAAATATCGTTGCCGCTAACTGTGATATGAATGTCCACACTCCACTCAGAAAAGTTTTTATGATTCCCCAGGCTCTCATAAAGTTCTCTTTTATACTTTCTCCGTGCCTCTCAAAGAATCCTTTAACAGTGTCAACCCACATTCCGGCAGCTTGTTTGAGAAAATCCCATACATTAAGCAGGAACTCTTTCACTTTCTGCCAAGCTTTAAAAATGGCTTCCCGGGCATTATCTGCACCAATGCCTGCCTTATCGAAAATCGTGCCGATAACTGAATCATTCCCCATAAGGAAATTGATGAAATCCTCAACAATCAACGCTAGTAAAACAACCGCTGCCACTATTGCCAAAGTCTTTAGGTTTGCCAAGCTGAATAAGCCTTTCATCTTTGTAAGTAATGTAATAAATGCTTTTGCTCCAGATATGATTTTGCTCCAATTCATCACAATAAAAAAAGCTCCGGCAATAATAGCCAAGAGCTTCAGAGCGTTATCAACTCCACCAAGTTTATCTATAACATTTTTCACCATTCCCATGCCTTTTTTAGCCCCTATCTGCAAGGTCTGCATCATTCGATCAATAGCTGGCTTCAATCTTTTTACTAAAGCATGCATACCATTGAATGCTTTGGTTAGGATTCCTGTCTCTGATGTCAACTTTTTCATCCCCACAGTTGCCTTTGATACTAGGGAATTTAGCAGTTTTAATACCATTACTGCCGGCTTTAAGAACGCATTTCCAGCCGCCGCTTTCAAATCCTGCACATTCTGTTTCAAATTACCAAGCTGATTGGTCCATGTATCAGATTCTCTGGCCGCCTGTCCTATTGCACCAGAGGCTTTATTCGCATCCTCAACCATCTGCAGTAATGTCAGCTGTTTTTCCGCTTCTGACAAGTCTTTAAACGACTTTCCGTACAACGCATTTGCGGCTGTATTTCTCGTTGTCTCAGTACATGAAAGACCAAGAGCAGCGTCATTTTCAAAATTACCTTTCAAGAAAGACTGGAGGGAATTAGTTACATCCTCTATGCTTCTATCGTAGAATGCGGCAGAATCCGCAACGGCTTTCATGGATCTGTCAGCAATATCTAATGCGTCCGCCTGCTCCATTCCTGTTGTCTTTGCAAATGCGGCTATCTGGGTAAAACTGCCCTTCATTCTATTTACAGTTACTCCAGTATCATCAGCAATCTTATCAAGCTTGTCTGAAGCGTCCTGCTCTAAATCTCCAAACACCTGCGAAAACTGCGATTTTAATGCCTCTGCATCTGCCGCAGCTTCCGCCAAGTTTGCAATACCGGCAATTGAAAAGCCTATTCCAATAGCGCCTAAGAGCTTTGAGGCCATATTTTTTACACCTTTAATGGCATTCTCTGCCGCACTGACACTTTTCTGATCAACTTCAATACCAAATGCAACCGCAATGTCTCTTATCGTCAATGCTATTCCCTCCTTTCTCTCATTTCCTCAGCCTTTCCATTCTGAATATCCATATCCATACGATATAAAGCATATAGCTTCAATGCCTCGTCTAAGGTGTAATATTCCTTCAACTCAAACATTGAAGCTAATTTAGCTTTAATCAGTATGTACATTCTTAACTCCAGCTCGGAAAATTGCGAGGTGTCAAGTTTTCCGTATTTTACAATATCTTCCTCATCTTCTTCGCTATAGACTCGCCTACTTTCCCAGATGGGCCGGCGAGTCTCTTGAAAAAACCATTGAAGTTCAAACGGATAACATAAAAAGCGAGAATGAACATGTCCTGTACATCCCCGCAAAAAATCTCATTTACGATATCCATATCAAGTATTTCCTGTGAATACTCTCCTGTCTCCACATCGTCCTCATCCATTACAGGAAGTTCAACGACTACATTCTTATGAGTAATGAGCAATTTTTTCATCATCGATTCAACTTTGCTACCAGAAAACCCTTCCATACTCTTTGAAACGGAAGCGGCCGCATCATTTACATCAATGTCCATCAAATCTCCATCTTCTCCATCGCTTTCATTGTCGCTATTGCCTACAAGCGGCATAAGTGCTGCAAGAACCGGGGTAAGCAACGAAGCTAAATCTCCCGTAAGGTTTGCGGCAACCATAGCTGGAAAAGGTCTTATATAAAAATTCAGACCTCCAATCGTTTCCTTCTTTGGTTCAAGCTGCTTTAATCGTGCCATATTTTACCTCCTAACTTTCTACACCATCAGCTACTACAATCTCCCACTCGCGATTGTTCTGTGCTTTTCCGTAAGTTTTGCTTGCGGGCTTAGTAATCCAGCCTGTAGATGCGCTGAATTTCTCATTGCCAACAAGATCCTTCACTGTAACAGGGAAAAATCCCTTACCATTTTTCTTCATCTTCTCATACATCTTCTTGCAATATGCATTTGTTTTAGAGTTCTGAAGAACAGATACCTTTACGGTATAGATGGATGACGGATCCACACTCACGCAGACTTCACCATCTGCTCCTGCCACATAGCTGTTTCCATCGCCAGCAGGCTCAATAACAATAAAGCTGTCATCAGCAAAACCACTTGCAATATGGTTTCCGAGTGCAAGCGTTATCTTTTTCGGATTATAAGTTGTTACTCTTGGCATTAACCTTCACCTCCTTCTATGCGTACACAAGGTTGCCACTGATATTTACTACTTGGATTGCTCCTGCTAACTTGGCGGTAAACTTGCAGCCTGTCAACTGTCTGGATGCCTTTTCTGAATCACTCATACTTGAGGATGAAGGCACAGTTATTGTGTATCCCGGAATTTCATTATCATCATCGTCATACTCTGTAGGCGCAATTCCTCCGACTTTCTGCCCCACTTTTAACGATTCCTCCATCTTGCCTTCAACCGCAGTAATACCTTCATCAGTAAAAGGCACTTTCGTGTTCAACACAAGAAGATTAAATACTCTTTCCTGCATGTCATTCTTTAACCAATCTCTGAATCGAATTGTGTCAATCCATTCGTTTGCAAGCACCTTGCCGCCCATCGAGCTTGTGACGTTCTTTTTAGCATAAGTTGTAAAATATGTAATGCAGTTTTCATCGCAATATTTTTTCATAGCAGTGGATAACTTACACGGATATACGGCCGCCAGTGGTTTTAACCCCCATGTTTCGCTTCCAGGATCATATCCAAAGCACTTAGCCATCATTGCTAAAGAAATGTAATAATTTTCATCTGGATTGCTCTCAACATCTGGTACTCCACCGCCATAAACAGCAAAGCTGCGGAAGAAGTTTGTTGTGCTGACCGGTAATGTTTCTCCAATAAATGTAAATCCAAAGAGTTTGTCATTGGATTCTGTCCATTTGATAGCTTCTTCAAGGTCAGTCTTTGTGAGAAATGTCTTTGATAAGGCAATTCCATACCACCCACCAGCTTCTTTGGCTCTATCAAGTGTTACGCTGATTTTTTCATAAGTAACAGGGTCTGTTTCCTCGCTTGTAACCTGCCTTGCAACAACATAGATAAGACTTGGTGCCGGTGACTGAGAAAATGCCACACTCGCCATAATGTATGCCTGTGATTCTGTTGAAAATCCATAATCCACAAGCTCAGATGCCTGTGAAATACTAACGACCTTTGTTCCAATATTATCTGTAGATTTCTTTCCTGTTTCCGGACCTTCGACAACAAGGAGCACATTGCTAAAGCTCTCATCGCTTGAACCGGGAGTAGAAATTGCAATATCCACCTTGACAATATCATTAAGATTATTTCTAATCGCCATTGTCTGTTTCCTCCTGTATTTTTATTTCTTCTATTGCATAGGTTTCTACCTCTGCAAATTCTTTCATTCCTCCACCGCTCGGGTTTGGAACTGCTTTGCTTTCCAAAACTCCATATTTTCCATCTGCTAATCCGACATACGATACCGTAAATTCGCACATTGAACGATAATTAAATTTCGTGTCTCCAATCAGCTCTGACAAATCCCGTATTGGTGGATTCATAACAATAGTTACATCTTTTTTTGCCAGCTCTTCTGTTATTCCGTCCGAATCAAGAAATCTGATAAACTCTTCCAAGTCCTCAACTGCAGTATTTTCATAGTAGTTGCTGTTTCCAGCTTTAACTTCTCTTCCCACAGTGTACAAATTGATTTCGAAAATGAAATCATAATTGTAATATCTATGTTCTCTTTCATCGTCTGACAAAGGAAAAGCTGACCTATTCAAATTGCTATATCCAAGTGTTATATATGGCGGTTTAGGTGTTACACCTTTGGTTTTCGTCCACACCACCATCGCTCCTGGATGATATCGCTTAACAAGTTCGTAAATGAACTTCTTAACCTCCGAAAATGTCATTCTGTTTCCTCCATTTCAGAATTGCTCGGCTCTTTGTTCTCGCTGACTGGTATCAGCTTAAATGTTGATGTCCAATGCTTTAAAATTGTATTCCTGCTTAGGCGAGAAGACATACATTCAAACCATCTTCCATCATACAGAAGCTGGTCTGATCTAACACATTCTTCCTGTTTCGATGTTCTGATTGAAAAATTACCAAATGTTTTCAACATCTGTTCATCTCTGCTCCCGCCAGCTTCTATCACTTCATCATCCGACATAGTCTGCACATCAAGAACAACTTGGATGTCTTCGTATCCGGCAGTCGGATATCCATCTATAATCTGGTCTTCCCCATATCTTCTCAATGTGTATGTGTTTCCAAAGAATGGCATTAGTCAGACCCTCCTTTCTCCTGTATTACATAGTTAATTGACTGCCTCATGCGGCCTGTATCAATCAATGGCTTATCAGAACCTTTTCTTTTAATCGTTTCCGGAGAATTCGGAACAAAATCGCCATTAACAATCTCTTTCTGTATCAAGCCTTTCTGAAACACTCCTATTTTCTTTAGTACATCTTCTGCAGAGCCACCTTTTACCAGCTGCATCCTCATTGACTGCAAAAAGGCATTGATTTCAGAAGAATGAGCGTCAACACTATCTCGCAGGAATGGTCTCGACGGAATATGGACAGTTCCAAGTTCATTGAACATTGCGATATCAACCAAATCCACACCATTATCGCTACCGGCTCCCTGCTGTATGCCTATTCGTACCTCCAGTTTGTCAAGGTCCTCTAACATCTTCTGAAACTTCTTGCCATCAGCAGTAACTTTCTCTCTGACTTTAACCGCCATAATCAACACCCGCCGACACAATAGTAACAATGCAACGCTTTCTCAAATTGAGATACTGCATGCCGTATACTGTTAATCCAAATTCTGAATCCGTCGCAGTGTTTCCTGCCTGATTATTGGAAAAGGACACCGATGTCTCACCTTCCGAAACAGAAGATAATCCAATGGTGTCCCCTATCGTTCCTATGCCGATTGTCTTTCCTAAACCAGACATTTTCATTTTATGTGCCGCTAAATATGCCAAAGCCTGCGGATACAACTTTCTGAACCTCTTTTTGCTGATTAGTGGCTCTGCAAGAGATATGAAAGCCTGTATCGTATCATCTGACACCTCCGCAAACTCATTCATAGTTTTCCGAATAATTTCAAAGGCATCCATAACAGCCACCTCCTATTTGCTGAGTTCGGCTATGATCTTCTCCTTCAAAGTTTCAACCTTATCATCGTCGTTTACTTCAAGTCCCATACCGGCAGCCTTAGTAAGCAGCTCGTCTTTCTTCATGGTATTAACAGCCTTAATTTCAGCTTCTTTAGAAGCTGCGGCTTTTGCCGCTTTCTCCTGCTCTGCCTTGTACTTGGCAATAGCTTCCTCCTCAATGTGAGCTCTTTCAAGGTCACTAATACCTGTTTTCTCCTCCGCAGAGACATTCTGGGAGTCAACCACAATTCCTTTCTGCAGATAGTAAGAAATTACCGGATGGGTTTCCATTCCCTCCGGTAACTCTAAATCCGCTCCAGGAAGGAGTGGCTCTCCGTTGATTCCGATAATCTTTCTCGACTTATTGATAATCTTCATAATGTCATTTCCTCCTTAAATTCCGTATGCAAGAAGCATTGATAACGGATAATAAATGATAAGTCCAGCAGTTCTTGTTTCGCAAGGAATCTCTGTCTCGAGTTTCTGTACCTGCAATGGGTACTGGTAGAACGGAAGCGGAATTTCCAAACTGAACTTTTCCGGATCCTTCGTGTACATAAATGCAACATTCTTTCCTGTAGGATTGATATCAGTAGCGGAATCCTGTAACTCTGCCATGCTCTCGAAGTTCTTTAAGTATGGTGCATGGTCTTTGATAAAGCTGAGTACAGTAGTCTCCGTATCTGGAATTCTTCTTGTTGAAAGATCCATGTAAATGTACGACGGAAGAGCTAATGTATCAGGCTTTTCGATAGACATTGTAATCTTGTCAACAAACTTCTGCATGCCATTGATATCCTCAAGAATCTGATCAGCAGTCTTATGTGCCCAGTCTGTGTACTTCTTTCCATCAACTTCAACCTCGGACAAAGTGTACAGAGGAATGTCGGTACCATCAGAGAAAATGCCGACGAGATTATGTTTCTTATCGCCTGCAAAAGCAATCTTATTAACCATATAATCTGACGCTCTTCTTGCAGCTGCACCTTTTCTGGCATCAAGAGACTTTCCTGCCATTCTGGAAGCTCTCATTTCCTGCACATTGTAACCATAGCTGTCACCGACAGACTTAATAGAAGCAGTGTGGGATTCGCCCTGTACATCAACTCTAGGAAGGTCTGTGGCATAATTGTTAATGATTGCCGCCATACCGGTAATATCATAGCTGTAATATGTTGTGGTTTCTGCTCCCTCATTAACCTCAGAAGTGATAGGGAAGTAAGACAATGCAGAGAGCTCCGGATACTGCTTGTCATAAGTCTTTGTCTTTACCTGGTCAAGCTCTCTGGCAAAGAATACAGTTGCAGACTCAACACTATCAAAACGAAGCTGCTCACTTCCCGCAAGCCCCTTAACAAGGGTAGAGCCCTTTAATGCACTGTAATCATCCATGTTAAAATCTTTCATTCGTGAATACCTCCTTCTTATTTCTCCGCAGCTTTCACAACCGCACCCGGTCTGAACTCTGCGTTTGCAATGCCATTATCAGTTTCTCCAAGGAAAATAGCATTTACTTCCACCTTAGTTGCTGTATCTGCAGATGTTGTGAACTTTCCTGCCTCATCACCATCCGTAATTAAGTAAACCTTCTCCTTGTATGCAGGTTTAGCTGCTGCTCCAGTCTGCACCCAAATTCTTCCAAAATGAAGGCAGCCTACTGTACGCTTGCTGTTGATGGAAACATTGTTATCCATATCCTTTTCCACCATAACAGAATTGTGTACTACAACACCCTCAAAATCATCAGACGTTGCACCTGTTGCCGGAAGTTTTACGTCAGTGCCTTTATTTGTTCCAACGACAACACCAAGACCAAAGGCAACACCATCACCTTCTGCCTGTCTTGTTGTAACATCATGGGCTGATAAATCAAACAGCCCGCCGGCCACTCCTTTAGGAAAGCCAAAGCCATAACTTGTCTGTACTGCTGTGCTCATTACTTTCTACCTCCTGTCATATTCGCAATCATTTTCTTACGAGCAGATGTTGAATTACTAACCTCTTTTGCATCCTTGCGGACCTTATCAGCTGCAATTCTCTCTCTCTGATCATTAGTGCTCTTTCTCTCATGGAATGACTGCTTTGCAATGTCATAAGCTGCATTGATATAGCTGTCACTCTTTCCATCAAGATTCATCTTCGGATTAACTGCCTTGATAATGCGTTTTCTTCCTTCTCTTACCGAAAGTCCCTCAACTCCATCAAGGTTTAATCGGTCAGCCATTCGGCACACATCAAGGCGGTCCTGAATAATTTTATCCACAGAATCCATGTTTACTCCTTTCTGTTTCTCCGGATTGCATTCTGCACCCGCTCCCTCATCATCCGAATCTGTGTTTTCGTCTGTAGGAGCAGTTTCATCTTTCTCTCCAGTATCTTCTCCTTCATCACCATTCATATCGCTCTGAGCCTGCATCTTGTCAATCTCCTGTAAGAGAGTATCAAGATCTGCTTTCTGCTCTGCAATAATATCCTCTGGCGACATACCATCACCCTCGGCATCTCTGCGGTCAATATTCTCCTTGACCTTTTCAACAGGTGTCTTTTCCGGTTCTCCATTTTCCTCCGGATTAGCCGCTGGTGTTTCCTCTGGATTTTCTCCATCAACTCCCTCACCAGTTGCCTGATTTGCGGCTTTCTGAGCCTTGAATAATGCAATAGCAGCTTCCATCTCTTCTGGTGTAAGCTCTTCGCCCTCATCAGCTCTGCGGCCTTTTGAATTAGGTTTGTACATAATTACTTTGCCTCCTTTTAAGATTTGTGTATCATCATCCTTGCCATCGATATTCAAGCGAGCAGTTTCTCCCGCTCTTGCTTCTCCGACAAGTGCAAGATGATTGATTTCGATATTTTTCTGAATACAATCGTATTTCTCTCCGCGATATACTCCCGGAGTATCATCAGTATCAAGGCTGTATCCAAGGGACAACTCTTTCAATCCGCAACTTTTCAAAGCATTTGTATCATGAATAATAATCTCACAGCGAACGCTATCTCCATCCCTGTATCCTTCACTCATAATTGT